AGTAACATACCGACCGCCAGTAACATACCTATCAGAATACTCCGTATAGAAGTCAAAACCAGTTGTCGCAGCAACTCCATCATTCAAACCGCTAACAGTCGAATCACCCGATTGAATACTACAAGGATCCATTACATTCTGATCACGATAGTAATTATTCCAAATGAGACAATAACCACGAAACGGCAGATGACTCACCTGGATATCACGTCGGATCGGTAAACCAAGGTAATCGGCAATACTTCCCTTTGCCCAACCGGTAACCGAACTACCATAGACGTTATCACCGCCTGAAGTAGGACTGGTGATCTGAGGAATAGTATAAGTTACAGACGGAGCCCAAGCTGAAGCAGTATTCTCACCCATAAACTCGCGCCAATGTGACCAAACGAGCCTATTCGGAACAAAGTAGGCATGGACATCACACACGCAATTATCCATGACCGGATGAATAGGAGTTGCCATACGGATCAAAGAAGCAAAATCAACTTCAATGGAATCGCCAGGGAGGACCTCTTCGCAAACTAAAGGTATCAATCTGCCAGTTGGAAAGGTCGTCAAAACACGTTTATTACGCTGAAAGATCGATCTCGAAATATCAAGATTTACAGGAGTTTTTGAAAAATGATTCAACTGAGCATTATTCATTCTTACCACCTTCCTTTACAATATTTGAATCAGCACTCTGATTCGAAAGCTTTTCAGCAATCTTAGCAGAAATAAATTCATCAAACCCCTTGTCGTTGAGCAGATCGAGGTCACTCTTGGAAAGAGAATCGACAAAACCTTGAACACGATCCTGAGACTGTTTCAAATCAAGCAATGATTTCGGAAGAACAGTAGAATCGCCAAATGCTTCCGGCTTTGCTTCCAAAGTCTCACCGGTGAGACCACAGCGCCGTATAATGTTCTTCAACAGAACTTCATCTTCATAAGACTGAATCTTATTCCAAACGTTCTCCTTCTTTCCAGTGTCTACAACATCACCTTTCTCATCAAGCTCAAAAATCGGAAACTCCTTAGAACCGGAAGAACAGTAACAGCGGACACGATCAGAGAAAGCACTACGAAACTCAGCCATTCTGATCACCTCCCTGGGGGAACGGCGGAAGTTTAATATCGATAAATTCCGAAGAAACCATAGGATTCTTCTTGCCGACAACATCATCACAAAAAGAAGAAACCTTAAAAAGTTTCGCATCGTTGTAAATCGATTTGGGGATCCCAGAACGAAGAAGAATCACAACAGCCTCATCATCATTCCTGGCGACAAACGGGACATTATACCTCTTCAACTTCTTATCATAAACACAATAAAACGAATACTCCATAAATTACCACCTACATGCGAGTTCCGCCACGCGGAATCACCTGCTGAATATTAACCGAATTCATGCGCTGAGCCGTGTGACGGAAAATTCGGGAATCCTTCACACGATTTTTGATTTGTCGTCTTAACATAACTAAACCTCCTTGTCAGACTTATTCTTAGACGGAGCAGCCAAGACCTTCTCAACTTGCTCCGTCATATATGACTTATCAAAAGAAACTCTTGCAGCAGAACAAAGTTTCTCTAATTGACGAAGAACGAAACCAAGTTTAACGTCACCAAAGCCGTTAGGCAAAAGAGACTCAATTTGAGCAACAATTTCAGGAATCTGAGCAACAATTTCAGCACGCGCCTCTGATCGGCGTGCTTTACGCAAAGTTGCAATAGTACTGACAAAAGAAACCAAAAGTAAGAAGATAGAAATAATCGTCTCATAATAGGATTGAATGAAAGAAAAAACGCGCATTTTTTACTCCTCCATAACCTAATATAACACAAATTAAAGAGGACGAACAAGTTTTTTTATACGAGATCTCAAAGTATCCTCTTCAGCCTTCATATAGTCCTCGAAATCCTTGTCAGTATTGGAAAGCTTATACTCCAAGGACCGTTCAGCACTCAAAGCACGCTGCGACTTCAAAAACATCATCACTTCCGGATCATCAAGCGCATACTTACGATCAAAATATCCAGGTGGCGAAACCTTTGCAACACCGGGAAGACAGAGAGCATCATACTGGTAAATATCTTTCTTATGAAGATCATAAAACCGTCCACCAATACCAGGACGATTTGACATGTGAGCCTTCTCAGGAACAAGACCAAGAGACAAAGCCTCTTGCTTGTAATCTCCGGTCATCTTCTTTGTAACATACCGAGCAACATATGCAGCACTCTGATACGTGAGATCACCAAGTACAACAAAACCACGCTTCCAAATCTTCTCAAAGATCGGATTGTTATAATAAATATCACCGTTAAAAGAAACCTTATACGGCTTATTTGCCGCCAAAAGCTGCGGGGGTAAATTAAAAATGCAGCTATGATAATGCGGTCGCATGGAAGTCGATCCATACTCACCTGCCGTATAATGCCGCACTCCTGACCATTGATAATGATACTGACAGTACGCTCTCAAATCATCAATGAACTTTTTTGAATGATCGAAATTCAACGTCGGTATACCGAACTCCGAAGAAAGAGGCAGATGCTCATCGTCATAGGTCAACGTCACAAACATCGAAGGGTATTCAGAAGTCAATTGCTCACACGTAATACGTGTAGCCCACTCACGGGACTTTTGCAAACGGCACTCAATACACTGACCACACTTTACCTGAAGATATGATAAAGAGGGATCAGTCGACTCAGAGCGCAAAATATTGAACTTGTCACGATCACAATTAGGAATAAAATGAAGTCTCCGATCAGCAAGCATAAAAGGATCTTCTATAATCTCACCGTCAATAGACATACACTTTGGAATATACTGATAAGCATACAAAGGAGATTTACACATAGTTTTTTAAAAGCTGGTCGCTACGCTCCCTTTTTTCTGTCACTCAGCACATTTACATCAAGAGGGTAAATGTGCTGAGTGACTTCGCGCCGTTGGCGCTCATCGGTTCGGCGCTTCCGAACCTAAATCGACTCCCCCAAGGCGCGCGCAGTGGGGGTCGATTTACCGCATACGCGGCAAGGGTTCTCCTCGAACCGAGCCGCTAATCAGCGGCACATGTAAGTTAAGATTATACAAGTCACGATCTAAACTAACAACTTTCGCGATGCCTACCGGCAAGAGGATCCAAGGTCTGAAGAGCAATTTTTTTTAAGAATATTATATTGACTACAACAGACCTTGACCGCTCCGCGCGGGCTCAACTATCGCGAAATAGACAGCATAAGAAACAAACTTTATAAGCCATAAAGATGGGAATTACGACGAAATATAGAACTACGAATCGTCGCAACTTTTGATCTCCACTACGTTCCGTATCAACGTAGGCGACTCACTAACGTCCAAATCCGATAGGCTTCATAGAGCTTTGAGGAAGGTAATTCGAGATCAACACAGCCTTGAGAACAGAATTAGTGACGATATCGGCAAACTGAGGCGCAGTGAGATGCGCGGAGGCAGCACTATGCGCTGCCTCACCGGTGGCAACAGCACCGACCGGAGTACCGGCACCACCGTTACTCGCGGCAAGGATCGGATTGATCCCTGCCGCTTCCATATCAGCAACTGATCTCTGATAAGCTGTATTACTCATCTGAGCTTCCCAAGCTCTTTGTTTCTCAGCTTCGGCAGCACTCCATTCACGCTGCATAGCAGCTTCAGCAGAGTTAAAAGCATTTTGCTCACGCATGATCTCTATATTCTTCTTATTCGTCAAAAGAGTACTCGCAAGATTCATTCCACCGGACAAAGCAGACGAGCCAAGACCGAGAGCAATCAAAGCACCAAGACCAAGAGCCATAACACACCTCTTAATGATGATCCAAAAGACCAGGCACAGAATAAACCGGCATCGGACGGACCCACTTCATATTGAATTGGAAGTCAGCAAGCCACTGATCGTGAGACGTCACCGCAAGAGTACGCGAAACGTTCTTAGTACCTTCAGACATCCAACCGGCAGACAAAGACGGAGCCGATGCATAATCATCACCATAGTGATAAGAGTCAAGACTCTGAGCATAGTCAGGACGGAACTCACCACAGATCTGAGAAGGACTATACCTATACTCAGCCCAGGCTTCCTGGTAACCAAAAACAGAATTATCATTCGCCGTTCCGGCATACAACTCCTTCAGCCTCACCGGCTGTTCCGGCGCGTTTGCAAAGGTCGGTACGTAATAGTCATCAAACGTCAAACGAGAAAAATGACGAGGAATTCCCTGGCTATAACTACGTTCAGTTCTGATACCACAGACAATAAACAAATAGCCATGTTCAGTGAAACTCTTATGGAACACACCCTTGGAAGAATCGGTAGTCAACGAATACGCACCAACGTTACCTTGAGGTGAGGTCGAATCAGTCGAACTCGTCTGAGCAACCTGGGTCATATTGATCGGAAAACGTTTACCACCGAGGAACTCCGGGATCTGAACAGTCGCGTCCGGCACCGTCACATTGAAAAACGCTCTGATCATCTCAAAATAACGAGAGCCACCACGAGCAAGACGTTCATAATACCTTTGAAGCATAAACGCATTTCTAAGGGCATTGACGCTCGCGGCAGTGGCATTAGAGAGATCAGCTTGCAAATTCACATATAACGGTTGAGTTATAACAGAAGAGGAACCACCACCAGAAGCATTACCACTTGAATTTACAAAGAGAGAGGCAGGAGAACCACTAAAAGGATCGCTCCAAGGTGCAGTCTGAGAGTCAGAGAAATCAAGCTTCATACCAGGAGTGGTAGAAGAAAAAGACCTATTCACAACAGGTGCATACTGACCAAGCGGCATCAAAACGCTCGGTCCCTTCTGAGGACCCGGCAAACAAGAACTGAAATAGTCATGAAGCCTACATAAAGGAAGAGGGGCTGCACCAGTTGATGCACGAGTAACATACCGACCGCCAGTAACATACCTATCAGAATACTCCGTATAGAAGTCAAAACCAGTTGTCGCAGCAACTCCATCATTCAAACCGCTAACAGTCGAATCACCCGATTGAATACTACAAGGGTC